AAATTAAAATTCGACCTTCTTACTTTAGTTTATTAAAATACCTTAATTTAATCCGAACTTTGCTTTATCGAATTAAACTTTACTTTATATTTGCACCATAAAGTTAGTGCAAAAGTGCAATAACAGCAAAATAAAGTTGGAATAAAAACAGCAAAATAGATTATTCACTCTAAAAAAGACAAGATATGACACAGAAAGAATTCGAAGATAGAATCGGTGAAAAGTTCGTAGGTGATTATTCAGAAGTAGAAGAATGCTATATGAATACAGACCTTGATAAAGACCTTTTTTGTAAGCTGTGGATTGAAAATCCAACCGCACTTAAAGAGATAGAACGGAAGACCGCATTAGTACGTGAACTATACGAAGAGCGTAAATGCCTTTCTAACCTTTTGATAGATCAAGCAGAAAAATGTAATGCAAGCGATTTGAGAGAAATGGCAATCGCTATGATTGGCGAACGTGAGTACCTCAGAAGAAAGATTGCCAAAGGCTATAACCTCTGGGATGATGATAAGAAGTTGTTGGATAATATTTTAAGCAAGTAATAATCATGGGATATTCAAGATGTGCCACGTGCAAATACTTTAGTCGCAGCACTGAAAATAAAGCTATTGGTCTTTGCGCTAAAAGAGGTTCCGAAAAATGGCTCGCAAATGGAAGGGCTTGTTTGGAATACGAAAAGAAAAAACAAAAATAGATAACCAATCCCGGCCGGGCTTGACCACCTTGCCGGGAACTCAGACAATAATATCAGGTATATGGAAAATCAATTAGAAATTATTAAATCCAATCTCCCTTATGGCTATGAGGGGAGCATTGCAAAAGAAGCAGGATGTTCAAAAGGCACAGTACATAATATACTCAACAACAAGCCTGCATCTGCCCGTTCATCTTATAAGGCCAAAGTTCTCACAATAGCAACCAGAATGGCTAAAGAAGCCTTGGAAGCCTCAAAAGGAGTTTCTAAAGCGGCAGCCGAATTAGAAACATTGCAAAATGGAACTACAAGCGAACAATGAATTAACCAAGCGTGAAAATCAGATCGCCGGACTTGCCTTTTGCGGACTCGCAAAGAAAGAAATGGCAGACAGGCTTCACGTGGCTTACGGAACTATCAACGTATTGCTCGACAAAGCATACAAAAAGACCGGAACCAGCAAATTAAATGAACTGGGGTCATGGTGGGCTAATAGAGTATTTACTCTAAACATAGATTTTCAACAGCTACAAAAAACGATTATAGCTCTTTGCTTCTTGGGAATAGTAATATTCCAATTTTCAGTAGATAATCATCACGATTATTACTACCGAACAAGAAGAGGAAGAACGCAAAGATACAAGACAGAAGAAATATCTCAACCTAATTATAAACAGGCAGCATAGCATAGAGTTGCAATGTGTTTCAGATAGTGAAGAAAGCTCGTAACCAATAATTAACCAACCTAAGAAACAGCTAAAATGGGAGAAAGATATTTAGAAAGAATTGTAGCAAGCGGCATAAAAATCGGAACGATTCAGACGCTTAAAGCATTAGGGCTACTGCCGGAGGTGGTAACAATCTCCCAAGCAGAAAAGATATACGGACGTCGTCTCATTACAGAATGGCGTAGTAAGGAATGGATAAAGTTTTATCCTGCAAAGAACAAGGAACGCGGCAAGTATTATGTGAAAATGTCCGAATTGGAAACAGCAAGTGCCATGATGGATATTCATAACAAAGTACCGGCCAACATAATCAAAGTATTAATGCAAGTACCATGACTGCAAAAGATATACAAATAGGGCAGAACATTTCAGCCGGATTCTTTTTCCGGTGCGGACATTACGGGGATGATGTGGACTACGCCATTATTACCGGAGTGGTTATACGCAAATTGGAATGCTATAATCAGGTGCTTGTTGATGTCGATTTAGAACAATCGTTTAATAGTCCCGGCAAATCAGTCTGGGTACGGTTAGACAAAGCAGATTTTAATATTAACAACTAAAATTCTCATTATGAGCAGTATTATTCAAGTTAAGATGGAAGAGCTAAATGCGCTTCCAGCAACGAAAATTGTCGAAAATGAAGGTGTACAAGCAAAGTTTATTCAAATGTACAATGCAATTTGGGGTACGGATAAGGGTGAGCAGATGTACCACAAAGAAGTATTCAATTTTCAAAAATTACTTCGAGATAACCCCGATGTAGCCACTTCAAGCAAAATGTCCCTTTATGGCTGTTTCCTTGATATCGCAGTCAATGGACTAACATTAGACCAGACAGGGCATCCGCTCTGCTATATTCTGAGTCGAAACTGCAAAACTGGGTACAAAAACGAACATGGGAACGATATTTACGAAAAACGTGCATACGTTTCAGTTACCGGCTACGGTGAACTTACTATGCGTATGCGTGCCGGCCAAATTAAATATGCTGACAACCCCGTCGTCGTTTATGAGGGAGACCATTTCAAGGCATCTTTAGTCAATGGAGTAAAAAACATCGAGTATGAAGCACAATGCCCCCGCACATCAACCAAGGTTATTGCAGCATTCATACGCATTGTACGCAATGATAATTCAGTGGATTATCAATGGCTCATGCAAGGGGATATTGAACGCTTGAAGCATTATAGCGAAAAAGCAAATTCCAAATGGAATGAGCAGACCAGACGGAGAGAACTTGGTAATGCCAATGCTTTATACACTTCCAATAATGGCGGTATTGACCCCGGTTTCCTTGAAAACAAAATGATTAAACACGCCTTCGACGCATACCCTAAAGTACGTACCGGAAAATATACCATTATGGCAACCGACCAGGAGGAAGAAGAAATCATCGATTATGGAATTGTGGAAGATGCCAATATTGCACAGGAAGACCCAAACATTCCTTTCGGTGAAGAAAAACAGCTCACCGCACCGGAACCGGTATCTGTAAATGTTAGCAAAGCAGATGAAGAAGAAGGATTCTAACCATTAATACTTAAAGCTATGTCAACAGAATTAATAAAAGTAGAAGAGTTTACCTCTTTAATGAAAAGTGCCCCTGACGCCTTAGGCAAGAACCAAAAATCAATAGCCAACTGTAATTCAGCGGGACAGGCAATCTTAGATACGATTCAAGGAGAAGGCATGACTGATGAACTGGATGCCAAAGCTGCGGAGTATCTGAAGAAAGTCAATGTTACAATTACCAACATGAAAAGCCGTCGTGCGCCTGTTACCCAACTATTCGACCGTATCCGATCCATTTTCACGACAGATGAAAAAGCTATTGACCCAAAAGACAAATCAACAATTCCGGGCAAAATAGCTGCAGAACGTGACAGATATGCAGCACTGAAGCGTGAAGAAGAAAGAAGGAAGCAGCAGGAGATGCAACGACAAGCCAATATTGAAAAGGAAAAAGGAACGTATCGGCTTGCTATTGAACAGGCTATCAATACACACATGAGTTCCTATTTTGCCGAACAACAGAAGAATCTGAGCCATATTTGGGAAAGCATTACACTGGCTACATTTGAGCTGAAAGAAAAGAGTATTAGAGGTTGGTCAACTCTGTACCCTCGTGAGCACTTCGACACTTTCAATAAAGATATTACAACTTACTATCTGGACGCACAAACCAAAGAGAATATCAAGGCTGAAATTCTAAGCAATAAATATTCCGCTTTCTCTCAACAGTATAAGTTTGACATGGAGGATTTACGTCAGTCATTTATCGACCGCCTTTCCTCCAAAAAGCAAGAACTTATTGAGGAAGAAGAATTACGCAAGAAAGATGCTGAAGCTGCTGCCAAAGCGGAAGCCGAAAGGAAACAACGGGAAGAAGAGGAGCGAAAACAACGGGAACTTGAAATACAGCAAAAAGAACATGAGCAGCAACAAAAAGCGGAGTCTTCTATACAATCCGCACAAATGAATAGTCTGTTTGCAACGGCTGCCGCTTCTGTTACAACAAGGACTAGCAAAGCCAAAGTGACTGAAAGAATTAAAATACTACACCCTGCCGGCTTCTTGGAAATATATCAGATGTGGTGGATAAATGAAGGTCAGAATCTGACAATAGAAGAACTTGAAAAAATCCACAAAAAGATGATTTCCTTCTGCGAAAAGAAAGCTAACAGCAATGATGAAATGAAAATCAAATCAAAATATATCCGATACGAAGAAGAAGTTAAAGCAGGAAAGTAATGGCAAATCCGGATTCATATTACTTGCGTACAGAAGTCAGCAACTCCGATCTGACAGAACTCAAAAACTATCTTTATCCCCGTACCCAGTATGGGGATAAAGAAAAAGCCTTCAAGTTTGGGACATTGGTAGATGCACTTATTACCGAAAACGAACGGGTACATTATAGTAAGCGCATGGTGGATGATGTAACCTATTCACGGGAAGATTTCGAGTTAGGCCTTGCCATGAGGGAAGCTTTAAGAAAAGAGGCAAGAAAAGACGAGTTCCTTAGAGCCGTTCTTTCCAACTCCGATACCCAGAAATTCATGGTAAACAAATCCCAGCGATTTCTCTACGGAAACTTTGAGTATACTCTTGATACCCGATGTAAATGGGATTGGTGGTTACCTGGTTTTGGATTTGGTGGAGATTTAAAGACCACTTTTGCAGAATCACAAAACCAGTTCAATGAAGCTATAGATTTTTTTGATTGGGACCGTTCCAGAGCATGGTATATGGATATAGCAGGAAGTCAACAGGACTTTATCTATGCCATCAGCAAGAAGAACCTGAAAATATTCAAAGCATTCATTAGACGAGACGATGATACCTATAAACGTGGAAAAGAGAAATATGATGAATTGGCTTTTCAATGGTGGATGCTCTTTTCTTGATATATTTTAATCGAAAACGATATGAACATACTTATCACACCCAAAGAACAAATCTGCAAGGAACTTACAGATATTGACTCATTCCTCAATATAACAATGAGCGAAAATGCAGAAGAAGCCGTATTGCGCGGAAATGACTTGGCTGTATATGTCGCCCGTTCAGGCAAGTTATTAGCTGATGCTAAATATTGGCTTAACGAAGCCATGAATTCCGAAACAATGAAAACACTTGCCGAAACAGCCAAAAATGCCAAGGCTACAGCTACGGCAATAAACGCTTTAGTAAACTCCCTTTGCAGGGAAGAACGATATTTGGTCGATTGGTGTGAACGGTGCAATCGAACCGCAACACATCAGCTATCATGGTGCGTGACAGTAATAAGCAAAGCCAAAGAAGAAATGAAAATGGCTGGTATGTACAACAATAACAACAGACAAAAATGCTAAACGACCAAGAAGCACCCAAATACTTGCTTTGGCTTCTTATAGCCATTATCCTAATGGGATTAGACGAAAACATTACTGGATTCCCATTCATCATGGGAGCCGGTATAATCATATATCTATTTATTAACATGCTTATTCTTACATCAAAGGATGAGCCTAAAAAAGAGAACAATGGAAACTGCAAAAATTGACATCAAGCAGGCTGTCATTAAAAAAGACAGATTAAATGTTGTGTACAACGAGCGATTCACAGAAGCCAACTACACAAACAAGGTTACCAAGAATTGCGACCAAATCGTACATTCCGAACTGAAGGAGATTTTTAATCACTTGAAACTGCATCTTGTGGTATTATGCGAGCAACCCGAAGCGGAGAAAATCTACAAGTCAAGTTTTACATCACCGGGCTTTGATGAAACTCTGAATAACTACTTCATTACCGGATATGCCAATGATAGCAACGATGGAGTACCGGGTATAACCATAATGGGAGGCAAATTACTACAATCCGGTAAAATTGTGGATTTGAAAATCTTTACTCCATTCGGAGACGAAGAATATAAATTTTCAGAAGAACTACAAATAGATGCAGCAGCTTGCGATGCGGAAGTGGAAGCATATCTCTTTGAAGAGAAATGGGGCATTAAGCAAGAGCGGTTAGACTTTGATAGCGATATCCCCGATGAAGCTGTTACCGATGCAGAAGAACTTCCTGCAGAAGAAGAAAAGCCTAAAAGAAAAGGCAGAAAGACCAAAACCATAGCTCCTGCCGCTTAATCAAATTCGGGGCTGATTTTTGTCAGCCCCATAAAACTCTAAATTACAAGTCATGATTATAGAATTAAAAGGAAACGTTTTTGAAGTTACTTTCAAGTACAAGCCCACTATTGTTGACAGAATACGTCAAATCACAGGCAAGAGATATGACGGAAGCAGAAAGAAATGGCTTATTCCTGTTTCCAGTCGTGTCGAACTTGAAAAAATGGTCTATCAAATCAGACCATTTGAAAATATCCAATGGGTTACAGGACAACAGAAACAAGAAGAAGAGGAAGAAGTTGCGTACAATATACCGGAGCTGCCGGAGCTTGATATTCCCCACTTACTAAAAGTAAACCCATATCCCTATCAATTAAAAGGAATTGCAAGAGGATTACAGCTCAAACGATTCATGAATTGCGACGAGCCGGGCCTTGGAAAGACACTGCAAAGCATTGCAACCATTAATCTTGGGAATGCCTTTCCTTGTTTGGTTATTTGTCCTTCTGCCTTAAAGGTTAATTGGGAAAGAGAATGGCATAAGTTCACAGATAAAAAGGCAATGGTACTGACGGATAAAGTACGAGATACATGGACTTTCTTTTATCAGACTGGCATGTATCAGGTATTCATCGTTAATTATGAATCGCTTAAAAAATACTTTGTACAACGTATCAAAAAAGAATCTGGTTGGACTTTAAGAGATGTGGAATTTAGAAACAGCATCCAACTTTTCAAATCTGTAATCATTGATGAAAGCCACCGTTGCAAATCATCATCCACTCAGCAGGCTAAATTCTGTAAAGGTATATGCAATGGTAAGGAATGGGTCATTGAACTTACCGGAACTCCGGTTGTCAATAAGCCTAAAGATTTAATTCCGCAGTTATCTATCCTTTCCAGAATGGAAGATTTTGGAGGATATAAGACATTCGTCAATAGATATTGTTCCGGCCAAAATGAAGCATCAAACCTGAAAGAACTTAACTATATGCTATGGACTAAATGTATGTTCCGGCGTGAAAAGTCATTGGTGCTGACAGACCTTCCCGATAAAATACGACAAGTAAATACTTGTGAGATAACTAACCGCAAGGAGTATATCGACGCAGAGCGTGATCTTATCATGTACCTACAAAAATACAAAGAAGCGGATGATGAAAAGATAGAGAAAGCATTACGAGGTGAAGTCATGGTACGTATTAATATCCTCCGCCAAATATCAGCCAGAGGGAAAGTACGTGATGTAATTGAGTTCGTAAAAGACTTTCGTGAGAATGGAAAGAAAATCATCCTCTTTTGCTCACTTCACGAAGTGGTAGATCAACTGAAAAGCTATTTTCCTACGGCTGTATCTGTAACTGGAAGGGACTCACAAGATGAGAAACAAAGAGCAGTGGATTCTTTTCAAAACAATCCCAAAACGGATATTATCATCTGTTCCATTAAAGCTGCAGGAGTCGGACTTACCCTAACAGCATCAAGCAATGTTGCCTTTGTTGAATTCCCCTGGACTTATGCCGATTGTTGCCAATGCGAAGACCGTGCGCATCGTATAGGGCAAAAGGATTCTGTAACCTGTTACTATTTCCTCGGACGACGTACCATTGACGAGAAGGTTTACCGTATCATTCAAAATAAGAAAGCCATTGCCAAAGATGTTACCGGTTCCACGGAAGATATAGAGGAAAATATCGTTGATATGGTAGCTAATATTTTCAGCACAGATTATGATGATGAAGGTTTCTAAAATAACACCACAACAAAAAATAGACCGGCTGAAAAAAGCCGGCTATCAGGTTCAAGAAAAAGGTAATAAAATCCGTGCCGCTAAGGGTTCTTTGATAATCAATGGCACTATAAACCAAGTACACAAAGAAGTTTTTAACCGATAATTATATTGATATGAATACGTATAGCAAATATGTACCCAATGTTTTTCTCGCAAAATGCAGTGAAAAACACGAAAAAGGAGAAGTTATTGAAGTTACAACCAAATATGGCAAAGAGAATGAATGTATTGTATTCAATCTCATCTATGAACGTGAAGGCTTTTATTATTACTCCATCGTCAGAGCTGACGGATTTAATGTGCAGGAATGGGCCAAGCAAAGAGCCGAGCGCCGCCATGGTTGGGCCCAGTCTGCCGGACAAAAAAGTAACGAATATTTCAACCGCTCGAACAAAGACAAAGATTTTCTTTCTCTTGGAGAGCCAATCAAAGTCGGACATCATAGCGAGAAACGGCATCGAAAAGCGATTGATGATGCTTGGAACAATATGGGAAAAAGTGTTGAATTTAGCGACAAGGCTGCCGAACACGAAAGAATTGCCAAATATTGGGAAGAAAAGGCAAACACTATCAATCTTTCTATGCCGGAAAGTATCGATTTCTACGAACACAAGTTAGAGAAAGCGAAAGAATATCATGAGGGTGTTAAGTCTGGCAAATATCCACGTGAACACGCTTATACTCTCACTTATGCCAAGAAAGCTGTTAATGAAGCACAAAAGAATTACGAATTAGCTAAAAAACTATGGGGAGATTATCTGACGAATGGTGTTGTATGAACTGCGCCCGATTGAACGAATGTTTGATGAATGAACCAGATTTAAACTTACTTGACTATTGCGTGGCATACAGAGACTTAGAAAATAAAGAAGATTAATTAAAAACGGGACAGTTATGAAACAGACATTAGAAGAAGCAGCATACGACTATGCTACTAATAAAACAAAGTTTAGAAAAGAGGTTTTAAAGGAGGTTGATCCAGATAACTATGTTAGTCGGAAATCTGATTGTATGGAAGATTTTCAATGTGGTGCAGAATGGCAGGCAAAGCAATCTCCTTGGATAAGCGTTGAAGATAAACTGCCTTCTTTAAACCAAAAAGTAATAGTTTATAATGGGAAACAAGTATATATATCTCATAGGACAGAAAAAGACTACGCAAAAGATGCTAATTCCTTCTTGTATGGATTGCAAACCTATAATGTTGTAGCCTGGATGCCCATCCCGTCTTTCAATGAGATACTTGAAGTCAACAAGTTTGAAAGACAAGATAAACAAGATGTGTACTTTGAAAAAGTGGAGGATTGAGTATGAAACATGAAATAAAATTCAGAGGAAAATGCTTTAATAATGGGCTATGGATAGATGGCGATTTGATAACAAGCCTTACACCTAAAGGGAAAATGACTAAATGTCCAGCAATCCATACGACTTACGGGACGATAGGTACTTTTTTTGTTCAGTCTGAAACTGTTGGGCAATACATAGGCTTGCGTGATAAGAATGGGAAAGAGGCCTATATTGGTGATATTGTAAGATTCACCCCAAAAGTCTTAAATATTATCGGTTCTGGTTATGTTAAAACAGATTATGAACTACTAGCTGTAATAGATACAGATGAATATAATCATTCTATACTTTGCATTCTTCACGACAAAGGTAGATTCAAAAAAGGAGAATTTTATCATATTGAAGGGGTGTTAAACGGCGAGATTATTGGTAATCAATATGATAATCATGAGTTATTGGAGGATTAATAAATGGTAATAATCAATGATAGAAAATTCTATGACAAACCCGGTAGTTGCGGCTCATGCCCTTTCTTCTTTAGTGGTTCAACACATCTTTGCACAAATAAAGGTCGAGGAATTTGTACGCTTTTCAATGAAATGCACCAACCATACATCAATCCACCCAAACGATGCCAGAAACTATTTAATAAAGCATTCCGTATGCCTAATGGGAGCAACCTTGTAATTGTAATGCAATAAATCTGTCCATTATATATTTAAGTAAACGGTTACTGCAAAAATATGGAATCAAACCTAAGACACCTTATAGCAAAAATGACTAAAGAAAAATGTATTGTATGCGGAAAAGAAACTGTATCAGTCATTAAGACTGATGCAGGCTATATCTGCTACAACTGCTATGCTGAGCAAAAGAATCCATCCAAAAGAAAAAGGAAGAAAAACAACGAGGAAGAACGTATGCAATGCAAGTTCTTTGAAGAAGTGGAAAAGATATTCCCAAAGTTACCCAATAAGCTTCTCTTCGCTGTTCCGAATGGTGGAAGCCGCCATATAAGGGAAGCCGCTAATCTCAAACGGCAAGGTGTAACTTCCGGCGTATCCGATGTTATCCTACTAATCCCAAAGAAAGGCTACGCTTCGCTATGTATAGAGTTTAAGACAAAGAAAGGCATCCAATCGGAAGAACAAAAAGAATTTCAGAGGCAAGCGGAAAACTGCCGAAATAAGTATGTTATTGCCCGCAGTGTCAAACAAGGCATTGACGCACTAAAGGAGTATCTGCTATAAAGATGAGGGGGTCGCTATTCACGACACCCCCTCACTGCTATTTTGAGACTTTTATAAATTCATTGTAATCAATCTTTGTGTTGGGATTAAAATTAACCAATTCCAGTTTATACCCCTTTGTGCCCCAACTCCACCACAAGAATTTTCGTTTTGGTATTCGATGAACAACAGCCGCCAAACTATCACGAATATTATAATAAACCGTAGAATCCTTGAAACAGGCTATCACATGAGACCATTTGCTATTAACCTCTAAACAATCCGGTCTGTCCGGAAGTGGATGCCAACGGTCTGCATAGATTGTTTCTGTTGAATGAATCCCGGTTTTAACCAAAGCCTCAAGATGCTTGTTTTTAATGCCGAGTTCTTTTATTGTTTGAGCATCATCGGCACGATACTCTTTCAGCTCATCAATAGTCAAGTTCAATGCCGACACAGAAACTGCATTTAAACTATCCCGAATTTTATAGGACTTTATGTCTTTCATTAAGATTGCAATATTACCGGATTGACGCTCACATTCCTTTTGCAGCTTTCGATTAGATTTAATCAAGCCAATAGTAACAGATACCAGTGCTACTAAACCTATAAACAACCATTTTTTCATATAATCTTAGACCTTAAGATAATTAGCTATTCCAATGGCATGAGCCTTTACAATTCGCGCTTTCCCATCAGCGGAAAGTAAGAATTCAACATCTTCCTTATTATCCTGAAAAAAGTTTTCGGTAAGAACTGCCGGACATTTCGTTTTCTGCAAGATGTAGAAGTTTTCTTCCCAGTCAGGATCTTTATCCGACCAATCGCTGCGTATTTTTATCCCGGCCGGAAAGCATTCAGCAGCCGATGCGTACAGACATGATGCCAATACATCGGCTTTTGTGCTTCCCTTGCTCGTGTAAGCAGACCAGCCTCTTGCTTGCATCCAATCTATTCCAGAACCTGCAGCATTACAATGAATGGAAATCAAGATTACATTAGATGTACCCAATCTGCCACAAATCTCATTCACACGCCGGCATCGCTCTGATAGTGGAACATCTATTGTCTCCTTTACAACCCTTTCAGCATCAATACCCATTTTGCCTAATTCCAGAACAAGCATATCTGCGATTTCACGAGTCCAAGCATATTCCCGCAATTTTCCATCAGGAGAGCGCTTGCCCTTTGTATTCTCACCGTGGCCGTTATCAATTAGTACTTTCATTTTCTTTCAACTTTAGTTTTAATCTGTTCAATTAAATCTTCTGCATCCTTACTGCTAATACATTTTACTATCTTTTGTGCCATATCAGCTACATCGGCAGCATGAGACTTCTTTTTGCGGCTATTTTCCAATACCGAGCGACCTTCTATGCAGATAATACCCATTGTTATCAAAATCATACAATAAGGAGCTACATACCAAGAAATGAACAGTCCTAAGACATCGACCATTGTACCGAATATCAATACACGGAAATAATCAACCACTTTAGCTACAGTTCTCCTTAACCCCTTACTATCAATTTTTTCTTTATTTACTCTTGCCGCATCAATGCCACTCCACATATCCACGAATGAAGAAACGACAATAAAGATACAGCATGTAAACAATACGATTGCATACAAGCGTAAGTCTGCAAACTTTATCCCACCTATCTGTTCAATCACTTCGACCATTAGAATACAGTATTAATTATCCATGAAAAAACATAAGCAACACCAATAACAAGGTCTGCTAAATAAGCGCCACGTAAAGTTGCCTTAACATCTTTCTCATCAGGAATATCATCCTGCGCTTCTTTCCATTTTGCTACAATGTAAGCGCATCCTGTACCAATAGCAGCACCAGCCAATACCGGAACAAACTTATTTCCAAACAAGAATACAGCAACCAACACACAAATAGCCACAATCAAGAGACCAACCAAGCCGTGAATAATTTTATCCCAGCCATACTTTTCTACCAAATCATTACTCGCTTTCATAAACTCTTTTCTCCTAAAATATAAGCCAAGAGAGAAATTGAAGCATAAAAAAAGCAGCCGGAATTCGACTGCTTTAACTTTTAATGATTATCTTTGCAACATCTCACTTACTAATGCGCATTATTTGCGCAGCAACTAAAAATAAAGCTCGTAGTGCGAACGAGGGTATCTGCCCCCGGTCGTGCGCTACGAGCGTTTTTAGTTAAAAGTAGGTGAGATGATTTTTAACAGGCCGGGGGCTTTTTTCTTTCCTTCCCCCCAAAAAGGAATATTCACATACTATTCAACTTGATATTTATTCAGACTGAACGTATCTTTCTTTTTCCAACCGTCAGCAAGCGTTTTTTGGATATGTAACATGACTTTTGTATAGAAGTCTGTCAACTCCTCCAATGCCGAGAACTCCCGATAAACGGGCGTTTCATCCGTACCAAACTTGAATACAACCGGAAGGGTTGCACCATTTGTCTGTACGGCCAAATCGTATGCAGCTTTGTAGTTGAACTGATTTTCTCTTGAAAGCCATACCTGCACACCCTCGTATGAAAATCCTTTCAAAATAGTTTCGTCCACCTTCTGGTTATACCAATCCATAATCAAAGCCTTAACTACTTCATCTGACGGTCTGCCATTCAGAAACTCCGCTTCCATATAGTCGGCGGAACCGTCTTCATGTTCTTGGATATCCCAACGGACACGCCATTTATTCTTTGCCGGACTGACGCATTCTATCAGTTTCACATCGGCTGTACCTTCTACTCTTTTCATCTTAACTGAATACATACTTGGTTCTACCTTTCCCGAAAGTTTCCGTCTTAATGGTGGTCTCAAACGGAAAACCGTCAGGAATTTCTTCAATCTGTTTGAGGATATTCTTCATTTCCTCACTGTTGGTAAAGAACTTCTTGGGTTCGCCGTTCTGCTCTATGGCCACAATACAACGGTCCTCGCCTTGTTCAGTCTTTATTCCCATCTCAAAATCCTTGACTATGATAGGAAGGTTTACCAACTCACGGATACTTACCACCGTACCCGAAAATCGCTTCTTACCGTCTTCCGGCTTGTAAGCGACATTTAAATCTTTAAATGATTTCATTTTTTTGCCTGTTAATTTTTTAAACAAATTATTACAATCAGCGTGTTTCGTCATGCCGTAGAAACTGGCAATCAGTTCCCGCCTCCTTTTTCTACTTTTTACCTCGTGCATCTTCCGAGCAAACTTCTGTTTGATACGTTTCCTCAATCCTACATAGTTAGGGCGAATAACATAGCCAAGAAAATCAATGCCTTCCTCTACCGGAAATACCCGTTCATTAGGCTTGATCTCCAAATCTATTTTCTTCATTTGCTCATGAATAACATCACGAATCTTCCACAATTCCGCTTTCGTTTTACCGAGCACCAATCCGTCATCACAATAGCGATAGTAATATCGGATACCGTACTTGTCTTTCAAATAATGGTCTAAAAAAACAGACAGGAGCAAGTTTCCCGCCCCCTGCGAACTGCGCAGTCCGAAACTGATACCTTCCGGCAGCAGCTTAACAAACCGTTCCAGTAAAACCAATAGCCTTTCATCCTTGAACACCCTGCGGAAGCACCACATCACAAAATCCTGCCGCACGTTATCATAAAACCTGCAGATGTCGAACTTGTAAGCATATAACGTGCCTTCCGGGTCTTTTTGCAGATCAGTACGTATGCGATTCATCAGGTCATGTGTGCCACGCCTTTTGATACTTGCTCCGGTTGTCCGAATATAGCGTTTCTGCAAATGACGGTCTACAACATTCATTACAGCAAACACAGCAATACGGTCTTTCATAGAAAGTATCTGTAAAGTACGTTTCTTACCGTACTCCTCAATCTCTCTTTCATGGTAACCGCCAAGCTGGAATGAACCATCCGCAATAGCAGTCGTAAGTTCAATGATGATTTCCTCCCTATGAGCGAGTAAATATCGTCCTTGCTTTGACCTTTTACGATTTGTACCACGCAGTACTGTATCGAATGCCTCCGACATATTGGAGTATTCGATAATTTCCTCGATGATATATCCTTCCCTGCGCATACAAATTCAGCTATTGGTTAATAAACATGGAAGATAAGGGCCTTCCTTTCCCCGGGTCTGACTTCTTCGAACTGATAACAGCCTACCAAACTCCACCCGACGCGTGATTTTTCAGCTTTCCACCTTTAAAGGTGCTATTGCTGCGGCTTGTTTCCCTCGGCTCCGCCTTGGGGACACGTCCCCGTGCTGTACGCCGATTTATTAGATTTCCAGACGGGAACCGACATTCGTATTCGAATTCGACGCATCGTTATTCGTATTCGCATTCGATACACCACCATTCGCATTCGCATTGTTGTACCCACGATAAACCACACGGCTTATAGGAAACTCCACCTTTTTAATTACAAAGGTATTACTTTTCATCTGAAAACTGTTTTAAATAATATTTTCGACGGGCTTACGCCCGTTTTTATTTTGCATCACTTCACATAAGCGAGAACGAAGCCGCTTTTCGCTTTGTCGCTTCGCTCCCGCTTTCGATTAAGCTATTTCGGACAACGCCTTATACGCTTCCACGCTTTCCGCCTTGACGAGCCGACCGCGGAAGGCCAGACGGGAACCGACATGCGTACTCGAATGCGACGCATCGTGATACGTATTCGCATACGATACACCACCACCCGCATTCGCATAGTAGTACCCACGATAAACCACACGGCTGGCTGCAGTAGATACATAATACTTATCGCAATAATAGGTACTGGACGAACCGTTAGCTGTTCCTACCGGTACGATATCCATGTATTTACCATGGGCAACACCTGTTATCCACTGGTCGCTTGATGTCTTACCTTTCACCATACGGGTAGTACCGTCAGGCATCCAAATACGCCATTTCCCCTGATTACCGCTATCATTCGGCAAGTCCACACCGTCCATCATATCGTACTTGTTCCCGTAGATATCCTCGTAACCGATACAGCATGTATTATTTACTTGAGTAACCATAGGCGCACCGTACTCATCTTGACTCACATACCACGCATATTGGTGAACAAGACCGTCGATAAGCGAATTTGTTACTTTGTTATTTATGGCGTAGGCTGCATCATAACCGATAGTATCCTGCATTCCATAACCGGCTGTACCACCCGTAATACGATTATTATTATGCTGCCCAGCTCCGCATTGTTCCTGACTGTCCCGACGTCCGTATCTTGCATAGAACAGATTAGCAATACGTGAGTGCATCAAAGCATCTATCTGTTGCATTCCTCTTTGCTGGCTGTAGTAATGAAAATCAGACCATGTCATAGCAGCAGCCGTAGAGCCTCCAGTAATACAAGCACGCAACTTACTACCAACAACCGAACTGCCAACAACGGCACACAGATGCTCATCGTTAGCGACCCAATCAGGCTCCATGTCCTCTATCTTGTCGGAGTTTGAAAGGACCACCTTGTCAAACTCTGCCGTATTCAAAATAGAAAAATGCAAAGCAACAGCGTTACTTGGAATCTCGGTAATCAGATACATACCCGCTTCAAAATTCAAGCCGATAGTAGGAATAACTATAGTTTTCACCACATTGCCGGAAACATCAACAAACACACTACCAACAAGGTTAGTACCGGGAACACTTGGAAAACGCACACGCTTATATCCAGCAACATCAACCTTACAAACAGAATAAGTCTTATCACTACTATAAGAATCCTTTAATGTTGGTTTGCCGCTCAAGATTTTACGTTCTGCTAAGAAACCGCCTTGTGTACCTTTTATATCATCCAATGTCAATACTGTAGCTGCAGGAATCGGCGGCATATTATCCGGCCCATTTGAACTGTAGCAGCTATAATGCCTGTTATTCAGATAATCATTTACCCCTTTACTCCAGAAGAAAGGCTCATACATCATCCATTCACCTTCATTACCATTCAGCTTGGCAACCGTACAATCATTAATATTTTCAGCATCAGCATAAAAGTTAGAACTGCTTTCATGTAGCGGATAATAAGTCATTTCACCATCGGGATTATTAACTTCCACTTCTTGACCGGCAATAATCTCCTTACGACTGGTAGGCATCTTTGTAACTTTGGCAAGTACACGGAATCGATTCTTAAAAATAGCTGCTACATGGGCACTCATTACGTATGTATTGCCATATTTGTAACCAGTCTTATTGTCAAGATTTGATATGTTAGCATCATCGGATACGCTATTATCAAACTCTATGACACTATAAGAAGGCTGGATAATATTCAATTCAGGATATTTCTCACGATATTTTTCCGCTTCCCCATCCTCCATGTACTTCATTAGCCGTATTGTGCCACGAAGTCCGGAATGGCGATTATCAATCGCCCCTGTAGAGGTGTACGTACCATATTCGTAATATTTTTCAAGCAATGAGCCATCATCTTCACGGTCTATGTCAATACTGAAACGTTCCAGCTTTCCCGTACCTGCTTTTTTGGCCGCATGAAGTTTTTCGAGCAAAGAAAAACCATCGATACCGGGACAACCCACAAAGCGATACCCCGTAATATTATTGATACCTTCCAAAATGAGTCCGCTTTCGGGAAGTTTTGTCAAATACTCCAGGAATAATTCTTCCAATGTATTCGGCAAACATAACCGTACAATCGGTGCACCCGTAGCAAGACGCAGGCGAGTTATTCCTGTTCCTTGTACATCCAGACTTTTTAATCGAGCCTGCCAGCTCAAATCTAAAGTGGTAACATTGCCGTTGTCTCCATTGCGGGCCAATAGATTATTACGCATATTAAGTTCTTCCAGTAGCAATAAAGCATTTGTGGAAGACATAAACGAACCATTACGATAACCACCCGGCTTTTCTACGCTCATATCAAGCTTAACCAATGAAGTGAACAGACCAAAGTTAAAGCCAATAGCAAAGGCATCCTCATGCCATACCAGTTCCTTGATTTTGGCCGCACCGATAATCTTCAGCGGGTCATTCTCCCCGAACATTCCTTTTAACTGCAATGTATGAAGTGTATCGGCTTCCACCACACCGCTATCAGCCTGAACACCATTTGATGTTGATAGTTGCACACGATAGGGAATGGTTAAAGCGAACTGCATGGGCTTCAATATATAACCGGCATCCAACGATGCAGTGGATTGGTAAAACTGTGCTCCAAGAGTGGAAACATAACCATACTCCACTTGCTTAAGGTCATATCTTCTTTTTATAAAATACCCTCTATGAGCCTTCAATGACCCTTTCAAACCATAAATCTGAGGATAGGTCTGTTTCGCTCCGTCAGAACCCACCGGCATTTCATTCAAAAACGGATAGATATATTTAAAAATACCCGATTTGTTATACAACCTTGAACACCACTTTTGCATCTGCTCCGTATCAAAATGGTCTAAAGCCTTTTGAATGCTGAAAGCTGACATAAACGAAGTACCGCCATTATAGCCGTTAACCATTATTTCAGTCATCATTTCAGAGAAATTCGCAAGTATCAGATTCCATAACCAAGAGTTATGCCCCTGCATCACATACGCCCCATCACGTTTAGTCTGGCGGTTATCATCGTACCTTCCGGTAAGGAACGACTTGTTATCACTTCCGAGCTGGCAGTCACCGTCATAGTAAGTGGTGTACCATATCACACCATCCCATGTCCTTATCAACATATTCTTCGCCAACTGGTCCACACCAAGATTAAAATCCACGTACAGATAGTAAGCTATCAGATATGGCAGGTTGAAATACTTGTGCGCTTCTTTCTTGAAAGTGCCACTCGTCCACTTGGCTTTAGGAAATTTACCATTTGCATCCTCATAATCCACGCTTTCAAACAAATGTGTTTCCTTGTTATATGTGAGATTCTTTCCTGCTTCTGTTTCCTTCATACAACGATAAACGAAGCCCATCATACGATCGACAGCCTTGTACATCTTGTCGTACTTGTCGCCGGTGCCGAGGTGGTCTTTCAAATTGGGTTCTTCGGCCTCATCACCTCCTCCATCCGACCAAAAAGTGTCTTTCGGGTGGTTAAACTCCAGTCCTCCATCGAAGTTGTTGTCCATAAAGTCTGCATGGTCGGCTTCCGTACTCGGCAGCCACTGGAACAGGCAACAGGGGTTGGAGTTGTTCAATGTTTCAAAGCAGATTGGAAGGTACTGCTTATGCCCCTCTTCATCGGCTTCGAGATAATTCAGTGTGTCGCCCTCTCCCCATGTTTCCTCGCCTATGGTCTTGTCCTGCCCGAATATCGGATAACTATCGCTCTTCTCATTGTTGGTGTTGTACTGCCCGTAATAGGTCAAATCATCATCCACAGATTTCGCAACAAAGAGGTCGCACGGCATACCGTCTATAGCCGAGCGAATGTCGTCCGTAATTCCGTGATCTTGTGCATACCTCTGTGCAGGAGTAAGAAGCCCCATTTCCTTTAGTCCGTCATGTATGAATTTAGCACCACCAGTGTTGGTAGTCATGGACGAATCGGAGAAATCGCACTTCGGGCACGCCAGTTTCGCACCGATAGAATTTTTACGCAGTTTGAAAAGATTCTTTTTACCCTCAGTGGTTATAGGATTGCTTTGGTTACCGTTTCCATCTATCTCACCATAGCTCAAACTTACAGTCTCACCCGGTGCTGTTTTCTGGAAGTAGAAACGAAGATTCTTCCTCGCATAGTTCACGGATGACGTTCCCTGTATTCTTGCATAAGCATTCTTCAGGATAAAATCCAAATTTCTATCCTCACCATTATAGAAACGAATTTCTCTCACCAATTTATTCGCTTTCTTATTATTTAACTGCGCCAACGCATCCATAACATTAAGCGTATCGCTTTCGCTCGGTACCTCGCTTCCTACGCTACCTGTACCTATAAGCATCAGTATCGAATTCTTGCGTTTCGCCATCATTCCCATAAGTTTATCCATGCTCACGGTATCACCCTCACTTAACACCCTATTATCCTCGTCAAGCGAACGTACCCCTTGTTCGTTCTCCGTATCCTCCAAGTGATTGCGGTCTACTATGTAGTTATTCAAGACTTCATCCGAAGCCAAAGCCTTATCATAGATGCGGATACTCTTGATAAAAAGGTCTGCACCGTCCGATTTGAAACGTAATTGTTCCGTTATGTCGAAATTCACCTTATCCAACCATTTCGATGCAGCACTTTCCTCACCATTCACATAAAAACCTATCAATCCTCTCTGTTCGTTAGCCTCTATATCCGGATAAAACACGTAAGTTATCTTTATATTCGTACCCGGCTCGAATTTTGTACCTACACTATCTTCGTAACGGATTATCTCACCGCCATCCATTGCTTCGGTTACCACACCTGTAAGGAACTTGGCTTCTTCCGGTGTTACTACAAGACCGTAACGGTTTCCATTATTCAATTTGCCAAGACAGGTTATCAACTCCGCTTTCGTATCTGTTACGTTAGCTGTGCTGTATTCGATTTCAATCGTCATTCCAACTTCACGGATAGAGTAGCCTATAGGTTTATCAACTTCGTTGAACGGATGATAACCGCCATCGGCCGTAAGTGTCATGGATGCACCGTTACTTAAAAGAAGCCTATCCTTATACCATCCGCTTCCTGCACCATTATTATTTACACTCCAAAGCACTTCCTCAAATTCCATATACTTGCTGCCACTCGTCCACGAAGCTGCATTATTTTCCGTATTACTTCTCCCGAAAGCATCAAACGCGCATACTGCATCGGGCGACAGAATAGCTTCTATGTCCGGGTGGGATGAAGTGTTTACATCCAGTACTGCCTGTGCTGTTCCACAAGATAGTATATAACTTTGAGGCTCAACATTTACATTTGTCTTTCCATAGCTTCCTATCCCTCCCCTCGGCAACCTATCCTCTTTAACAAGCGTTTTTCCGCTTTCTATCCTCACCGTAGCGGTATTCGATTTTTGGTCATACGCTGCATAAGTGAAGTCCCATGCCGTAAACTGTTCAGCGTTCAATATCGGTTTTTTCCACTCCTTTTGAAAGCCTGTCGCCTTATGGACAAACATTGCTCCAACATATTCTTTCACCGTATCCCCGGCTTTCAGTAGCGTAATGTAATACACCTCACTCATTACACCGGAATTTTCATGCAATGCGTATGCTTCCACTACGTTTACCCCCTCTACCATATCGGATAAAGGAACGGTTATATTCTTTGATTGAATACCGGAACCCGAAGAAAGACCGAGCGTATAAGGTGTTCCTCCGTTCAAGCGATAATGGATATTCTTCTCACCGGTAGTACCCTTAATCGTGAAAGGAATATTCACATCATTTTTATATCCCCCGTCAGCCAATCCGTTACCCACCGAATAAGTGGTGCTTAATTCCATAGCCACCATCGTTACCCTTGCCGCCGATGTTTTCATAAGGTTTTCTCCGTTATAGGTAGCCTGCGCCTCTACCTGTACTGTATAGGCTGTTGCATCTTTCAGATAAGGAGAAGCGTCAAAAGTATAAGTTTGTCCGGCTACCACTCCCACAAATTCCGCTTTCTGAAATTCAGAAAGCACAGTAGAACCTCTCTTTATAATCACTCTTGCCTTCAGATCAGAGTAACCATCTACATCACTTCCTCCGGCAGTAGCAACACCCACCGAGTATTTCACTGTAAATCCACTTCCTAAAGCAAGATATTGTGATGGTGGAAGAATGGAACCGGATGTGTCGGTAAGGTCAATGCTTACCACCACCTTATCATCATCCGTATATTTCGAAAAACGCACCTCTTTGGTTTCCTCACCGCCTTCCTTGGCTTTTTGCGTCACGGTCATTACATACTGCGTGCCATCCTCACTATCTGTCACGTCGATATCCGTTACCGTTCCCACCATCGCATCGAACACCGTTCCGGATGTAGGAGGTTTCGTCTCTCCGCTCACCAGTTCCTCGGTAGGGGTACGGTTTGACAGTTCCTTCTTTAGAAACGCTTCTGCATAGGCATGATATGTACCGTCAGGTTGTTTTTGGTTCCATGGTGTTTCAAGATTCATCGGATGCTCGGAAGCATCAATAATACCGCTTATTTTTCTTTTTGCCATAATATTATCTCTTTTATATTATCAAAATTATTCGTTAATTGTTGCTACCGTTCCATGCGTCCGCCCCGTTCCACGGTTCATCACCTTTCCAATAACCAATTCCAAAGCAACTGCTTATGGCAGACCATACTAGCCTTGCCCCAACATAAACAGCCGATAGAGCACGTTTTCCCATGTATACAGCCGTTATTTCCTTTCCATGTATGCTTATCATATTTAATCCTCCTCGTAGATAAGGTACAATATATTATCATTCTTTTCAGGTAATGCCTCAAAATCATCCTCACTTATAGGTTCATGACGATATGCCAATACCTTTAAATCGCCAGCATCAAGCACATACAAAGAAGTGCCTTGCATATACAGCTTATCCGCAAGCGGTATGCCGTTCTTTTGGAACATAGCAGATGACGGTATGCCATCGGATTCCCAATCACCATGCAGTGAACCTTCTACTCTGTAGGCAAACCTTTTCGCATTCCTTACCCATACTATTTCCCCACCCGGCACGGT